ATTACCCTGTACTTTAACATTAACTTTAACACCACTTAATTGATTTTGTATCTGTTGAACAACTTGTCCAACATTATTTGGTGCTTGAAGCTGTAATTGTGCAGTAAGTACAAACTTAGACATTTAATACCCTACATAAAAAGGTTACTTGGCTTCTGAATCAGAATTTGTCTCATTAACTGATACTTTCTTACCCTTTTCGTCTAGATATGTAATTGATGGTATGTAATTTCCATTGTCATCAAGTAGATTACCATCTTTATCTACACGCTTACCTTCGTTATTAATATAGTAACCAAATTTATCTATTCTACGGCCTTCAGTGTCTACCGTCTCACCGCTTTCATTTACTAGTGAAAGTTCATCATTGACAAACTTAAACATCTTAAGGAATTTATTTTCTGGTAGATTGGCTTCAAAATCCTTGTCTATAGCATACATAATTTGGGCTAGATTAGAGGCAGCGGCAAAGGCTATTTCTCCATCTGATTTTGAATTATAATCTTCTACATCAGAATACACCTTTTGACCATTTTCATAAAATGTGCAACTAGATACTAAAAAGTCAAACTGAGCATTGTCTGCTAATGATTCAGCAGTATTTTGCTCTAGACTCATTTTTTCGCCAATATGATCACGCAACTCTGCTCTTTTGCGTCTCATTTCGACGGCGATATTTTTGCCTTCTGATGTTTTAAGCTTACCCCCCTTACCAACTACATATAGTTCTTTTTCTAATCTAGCAATTTCTTCTATAATGTGTTTTTGTTTTGTATCTTTTTCATCATCCCATGTGCCATTACTTTCCATGAACTTTTGTAGTTCTTTTTTAGTCATAATACCGTCTCTAACACAATCTGTCCAAGCCTTGGCTCGTACTCTTTGTGCTTGAGAAATAGTAGCATTGTTTGGTTTTTTTACTACAATTTTTACAACCTTATCCTGTCCGTTTTCTTTAACAGTAACTTCTACTGTTTTTTCCGTTCCTCTACTTGACATATTAAATCTCCTTTTTTGGTGATGGAATTACCGGTAGATGTAATGAATATCTCATCCACTCAACTTCGTATTGAGATAGTTCAGCATCAATATTTCTAGCTTGATTATTACCTCTATCTAGAATTTCTGATCTAATTTTATTGTATAAGTTTTTCATGAATTCTTGGTCTTTAGTTAATGGTTTATTATTCTCATTATTCCATAAAAATCCCAAGTGTTCTTCTATACTACTCAAAGCCCCGATCATAGTAGTTTCTATTTTTTTCTTTAATATTTTAGACAACCTATCCTTAGATTCTGCTTTATATTTTCTATCCCTAATTCTATTATAGTTTTCTAACATGTAAATTTCCTTTATCTATTTTTCTTATTAACTTGCTGTAAATACAAGTCTTGTTTTACGTCTGGTAATTCTTGATATAGCAATGTCCCTTTAGTATTAATAGCATCTACTCTACTTTGTATTAGATTTTTTGCTTCTGGACTATTGTATTCATAAATATTTTTAGCATGTTCTGCATCATGTGCCATTATTAATACTTCATTAGAATTTTTAATTTTACTATTACTTGTAGCACTATTTCTCTTACTTTCTAGTTTTTGTTTTTCAGCATTCTTATGTTGCACTATCATCCATCCATCAAACATATCGTCATCATTAAAAACAGAATCATCTGGACATTCTAATGATTCATGAGCATTATCATATATTTGTGACCATATGATTAAATTTTTTTGATTAGCGGTCAATTCTTGATCTGATTTATTAAGAAATAATGATAGAGTAATATTTTTATGTATAATCCACAAAGATCGCCACGGTTCATTGCGGGCTAATTCTCTTATGTTAGTGTCTGATAAAAATGATTGTTCCCATACAGAAATAATCCTATGTAATGGAGTTTTATCAAAATAATATTTTTCAGATCCATTATAAGTAGTTTGTGAAATTAACCAATTTAATCGTGCTAGTGATGATATTCCTTCGCATGTATTACTATATTCAGAATTTTTTAATACTAAATGATTATTTAATAGTTGCTCACTATGTCTGATGCGAGGTCTGATACTGTTACATTTTTTTGGATTATCTCTAGATTTAAATATTTCTACTTTTAATTCCTCTATTTCTTTCTTGTGTTTTTCAACCATGTTTTCATTATATTTGGTCCAAATTAAATTTTCTTTCATCCATACTATCATATCATCTTCTGTCATGATCCCGTCTTGAACACACTGATCATACGTTTCATGATAGATAGCATATGAATCTGATATTTGATCTATTGTTGGTGGAATGATATAAATATCATTTTCTATCTTAACTTTACCAGATCGTATCCTATAAATAAAAGATTCTCGCTCATGATGATTCATACAAACCTCATGGCGAGAATCTTAATGTTTCCTTGTTGGTCCTAAAAAATTAACTTAATAAGAATCAAGTAATATAATTACTATCTGTAACGGTGAAGAAGTTATATGTAGTAAAGCTTCTTGAAATTGTAGCATTACCTCCAGTAGCATCTCCACCCGTCTGATTAATAGCTGATAAGTAACAGCCACTACCAAGATTAACTGTAACATTACCAGCAGTTACAGTAATGGATTGATCTCTAACTGGTAAGAATACTGTAGAATCATCAAATTCTGCATCATCATCATTATTTTCTGTTAATAGAGACTGAATTTCAGCAGTGACTTCGATAGGATAGGTAGCAATCTTGGCATATGGAATACGCTGACCAAATTCAAAAACGTCTTCACGACCAAGATTAAGAGTTAATGTTACGCTTTGAGCCTTTGCAGAACCAGGAGCAGTAACGGTCACATCTTGTCTACGAACCATTCTACCGCTTCCAGTAGCATAATTAGCAGTATCTGGTGGGCCATCATCTGCTGGATCGGAACCGTTTGATACGCTAGCTGGAACACCAGCCATGCTTGCAGTGCCTAATTTTTTGATATTACCAACTAGAGTAATACTTTCTGTGCAATTACCTTCTACTGGAAAAGTATATGTGACATTATTAACATACATGCCTGTGCATAAGATATTAAATAAGCCACCACCATTTGCAGCATTACCAGTATCAGCATAAACCACAAAATGTGCATCTGCTCTAAACTTACTAGCAGTAGCTAAAGCTTGTCCGCTTGAAATATAACTATATGGAGTAACATATCCATCTAAAGCTTTTTCAATAGTAATTTCTACCTGTGGAATATTTAGTACTGAATCATATATTTCAAGTTGGCCTAATTCGAATACGTTTTCAACGTCAAAAGTAGAATTAATACCTACTGATTGAATGCCGTGCATGTACTTTACTGGTCTGGTAATGGTGGGATAATTACCAGTGGCGTCTGGCTCTCTAGCACCAATACCAACAGCTTGACAGGCATAAAATGTTCTTAAATTTGCCATAATATTGTCTCCTAAGTATGAGCGGTGTGTTCTATAAAATATACACAGAAATCATATTTTTGTGCTAATTGTCTCTACCGTGAGTCGTACTATACCAGCGTAAAAATTGCTATTAATCAGTTCCATGCCCTGTACGGTAGAATTCTTTAAAAATGCTTTATCAAAAGTATATTGCGTTACTATATCTGGGTATCGTAAAGCTCCACTAACTGGTACTCCAGTATAATCTAATGGAAACTTTCCGCTAGCTGCCAGGGCATTACTATCAAAAAGTAATATTGTTTTGTCGTTTTGCATAGATACAATATCTACTAATTTATTTCTAGTAATTTCATCTTCAGCTAAACAATGAAATAACACATCAGTGTATATGAATTGACCACCGCCAAGTTGATATCCAGACATAGTTCTTTTTGGTACTACTTCTACTGCTATAGCTGGTAATTGTACTCTACTTTCTGATGGTAAATTAAATTCACCTTTATTATTAAGAGAAAAATTACTAGAAATATCTAATGTGCGATATTGTACTTCTCTAATCCAGGGTAATGCATTGGCATAAATAACATTAATATATTTGTAACTATATTCAGCTTGTACTTTGCTGCCTGTTGGAATAGGATTATCAAATATTATTCTGCCATTAAAATAGTCAACTTTGTGAGCATATGTGCCAGTGACCGATGATGAATAAAAAGTATCATTTACATATACTCCAGATATTCCGGGTTTGGCATGATTAGAACCAACTAATGGTGCTGGTGAATATGATACTCCACTTTGCCACACCCAATTTTGTCTGAATCCTTCCCATGCTTTGCCAGATGGAAAGTGAGGATTAGAACTCATTCGTAACAAACTATAATCTTTACCATTGGGAGATAGTTCGCCTTTTGTAACATTAAAATAATTTCCTTTTTCTAATAATCCCCAATCAAGAAATTCTACTATATTATCTTGTAGTTCATTATTTAGCGTAGTTTCAAATACGCTATCAAAACCGTTAAGATTTAATGGATTTTTCATAGTAATATGTCTTTTATAAGATTAATAATTTGAGTTTCTTGAGTAGTTCCAAGTAATGCTCTAGTAACGAAATTATTATCAGATGTTCCAGAAAATTGTGGTGGTACTCTAAATACGCCGCCAGGAATCATGGTTCCTAAACCAGATCGTCCCATTCCAGTAGCAGGATTGTATTGATAATTTACTATGATTATTGTATCTCCGGCATTTAATAACCAGTTTAACCAGTGTAAATCTCCATCAGAATATCTAACATGACCTTCTGGTAAAATGATTAAGTTTTCAAAGGTATTTGGTTGAAAATTAACCTCTAATCCGCCGTTTTGTAAGTCTCTACTATATGGTATAAAATTAACAGATACTGATTTTTCTATAGCAGAAATAATAGAATCTATTGCTGGTTGTACTTGAGATGGAGGAATACCAAAATAACCGGCCAAGGAATCGGGACTAGATGATAATAATGAATTAATTTCTGGTTGAGATTTGATCCATTGAGATACTAAAGATTTGGCTCTATTAACTAAAGATTGTTTTTGTTTTGATAATTTATCATTTATGTATTCAGAGATTGCTGTATTAATATTTCTAGCTATAGTTTGTTCTGATTCTAGGAGTTTTAATGTTATCATCCCACTCTTTTCCAAAAACAAGCAAAATATCTAGTTTGTCTTAAGCCAAGAGGAATATGTTCTCCATAACGCTCAAATCTCATCTCTTTATACTCTTTAATATCTTTATGTACTATTAACTGTTTAGCTTGTAAAATTTTTGGAAGATCTGTCATAAAACCAATAGTTTGAATACTTCCTTGTGGAACCACTATATTATCTGTTACTCCAACCCACTGTTTGGTATCCCAATAAACTTTGAGTTTAATATCTGTTAATACTTCTACTTCTCTAATTGTTTTTGTTCCTACGTCATATTCTCCACCGCCACCACGCCTGTGATTATTGATACTATTGACTGATGGAATATTATTACTTGGATTATAAACTATTTCTTCTTTTTTATCTATAGATACTAATTGGCATGTAACGCCAAAAATATCAAATGTAGAATCTATAACATCAAAATATTTATCAAATACGCTATCTGGAACATTAATTGGCATATGTCACCTAGAATGAAGAACCAAGACTAATTCTACGCCATCCAGATGCAGGATTAAGATAAATGTATAAATATTGACTATCGTATGCCATTTCGTTTGGTGTTCCGGCAGTAGCACTAGATGCTATAGTTTTTTGTGAAATGTGTGGATATAAACCACTAAGATCTGGAATATCATTAGCAACTAAAGTTCTAAAGCTAGGATATCCTGGAGAACATGGTGGTGTGCATCCACTTGGTGGGCCAGCAAATACTGTGCCAGCATCTTGTTGCTGTAATAATAGGTATTGATTTACCACGCCACTAACATCAAATACTTGTCCAGCGCCAGTAGTGGTTTCTAACTGATTAGGTTCAAAATGCACTAACTGTCTACCACCAGCATATGTTATCGGGCTGGCATTTTGATAAAATGTAGTATTACCAGATGGAAAAGAAACTCCAGATGAACCAACATAAAAACCAGATGCTCCAATAGATGATTGTCTAGAGTCTCCACCAACCTCTATGCCATAATCTGGTTCTGCTTTTAATACTCCGAGACGTTTGTTGCCACTATCCCATATGATAGCACTATCATAATTAAGGATATTAGAGTTAGCCCAATAAGCAATACCTTTATTTTGTGGGGTAGATAAAGTGCCCAAACCAGAACCCATAAATACGCTATGTGTTGCTGGATAAGTAACAAATACTTCTTTTAGTCCTGCTGGAAAATTAACTAAATTATTAGAGTTGGTACTTTTAATGGGAAAGCGTTTTAGTTCTGGATTACTGATACCACTTACATAAACTCCACTACCTATTTCATATCTAGTGCCATCTGTGATAGCATAAAATAAACTATTATTATATGAATAGGCAGAGCTAAATGATCTAAAACCATTTGCTGCTCCGGTTAGGTCAAAGTTGCCGGTGCCAGTAGTATAGCTTAACTCTTTGACTCTATCTGCTAGTGAAACAAGATGATTTGACATTTATTGTCCTCATATATTTACGACGGTTGGTGATGAACTTGCAGTAACGCCGCTAGAATTACCATATACCACTAGATCGTTTACTCTAGCATTAACATACTCGCCGTTGTCATTTCTAACAACAAATGTTAGATAATCTTTATTTCTTGTCACAATACCAACAGTATTAATATCAAAGTCTTGTGGAGAGCCTGAACCAGTAGTGCTATTACTATGACCAATAGCTACATAGTTACTATTAGTAAAGGTGCCCGTATTAAAGTAAAGAACATAATATCCATTACCACTTTGATGAATGGCAGAAATATTATATGATGAATTGACAACAACATTGCCAGATGTGCCTGTAAAATTAATCCATGCTTGAGCTATACCCTTGGCAGAATTAAAGTTAGAATTATCAATATCAAATTTTACAGACGTACCTTTAACGCCAAGGCCACTACCAACATGAATAACTTCTCTATCTGTGCTTACATATTCAAATTTAAGACCATGATTATTCATGGTTGTGCTAAGTAAATCAACATTACCACTAGCATTTAGCCATTTATCTGACATTGGAAAGTTGCCGGTCATCTTGTTATAACCAGCCACATGAGCATACTGTGTGTGTGGATTACCTACTGTAAGATCAGCAATGCCAGTGTGAGATATACCACCAGCACCAGGATAAGCTACATATTGAGTAGTATTTCCATTGTTTGGAAACTTTATACCGGATTCTGCGATAAAAAATCCATACTGATTATTTACAATTTTAGCACGAACATTAGCATTACTAAAGGGTGTGCTAGAATCAAAATTTCCACTACCAACTATGGTATTAATGGATTCTACAACGTCTTTCATATTTTCACGAATGTCTGCTGCTGAAATTAATCCAGCATTATTATCTGCTAAATCCGTGTTAATATTATTGACAATGGTTGTTTGTGATCTAATGGTCATCTTATTCTCCTTTAGTATCTAAAATAATTTCCTCTTTGATCGTAATCATTATTTGTTCGTATGATATAATCACTACCTGGAGCGTATGGCCCAAGAATAGCTTGACCAGCAATAACATTTCCAATAATATGATCTTGTAATAAAGCACTATATTTTTCTGAAAGATCTTTATACAATGCTAATAGGGTAGATGATACTCCACGAAGATCTATAGCTGATGGTCCATCTTTAATAGAAATAGCATTACTAGCTTCTGATCTTACTTCGCTACCAATAATAAGAGATGCAGTTTTAAGAGCAACCAAAGCCACAAAAGCATCATCTTTTGTTTGAGTATCCGTAGGATCTGGACTTAATGAACACTGCTCCACGTTAACAGTATATGTATTATTAAAATTAGCATCATTTATTACTAAAAATGAACTAACTAGAATAGATTTTTCTATCCTATTATCACTATATTTATAGTCTGTTTCATCTAGATCATTTACTAGATGTCTAACGATAGTAGATATTTGACCTTGCCAACTCATAAATTACCTATAGGTTACAGTGTACTTGGAAAGTATGAATATCTGTATAATATGTTCCACTAGCTAACTGAATATGACCTTGAACTTTATAATAACCGGCCTCATCTAAATCGCCAGAAACAGTGTCATAATATGTTCTTCCGTCAGTTCCGCCAGAGCATAAACATCCAGATCTATAGATAACAGTATCGCTTGGCTTTTTAAAAGCAATGGTTATCATCGGGGCTCCAGAGATATTAACTACCTCGCCGTTATCTTTAACGGTAAATATGAATCTTGTACCGATGTCATTTACATGAATTTCGCTAGACATAATTACCTTATTAGTGTTATAGTATAATTAGTAGATATATTGAAGTCTACTTCTATGATATTCATAATAGTACTATTATTCTAGGATCTTCCTCTATATTTAGTTCTATTTCTATGGTCTTTTTAATACTAGCAATATGTGTTGGATCTTGCTGTATGCTTAGTATAAAATAGAAAATTTCTCCATTAAACTTGGGAGTAAATGATGTGCAAAATGGAAGTTCGCAGAAATTAAACATACAGTCTCACATAGATATACACGGATTATCTAGTATGTTAAACACAGTCCCAAGAAAACGTAGACGTATTCAAAGTACAGTTTTCACTAGGTTTTGGAGGTATAAAAGCGTCTAAATTCTCATCGTAATAATATCCTATTCCAGCATAATTACCCCTATAAGGTATTCCGCTATTTTTATGAGTATTAGAGTATGTATTATAACTAGTTCTTTTACAAACTTGTCCTCTAAAATCACTATAATATTTTTCCCAATCAATTCCTAATTCATTCTCATCTCTACCAACAATAACTTCTGTAACTATATTATTTTCATCTAAAAATGCATAGTGTGCCATATTTTCTCCTTTTAACTAAAAGTTATATTATCCGTTCCTGCCGTGATGGTCAAAATCGTATCGTTGCCACTTGTGGCTGACGTATAGGTAAGGCCTGCACCAACCGTCGCTGTGATCGTGCTGGAAAACCGCAGGACAACGACGCCGGAGCCGCCGTTACCCGGCACCTGCGTCGCGCCGTTATAGCCGCCGCCGCCGCCAGAACCTGTGTTTGCAGTTCCAGCGGTAGCCGCTACTGTATTTGTTGCACCACGACCACCAATTCCGCTACCGCCTGCGGCACCAGAACCGCTCCCTGCTCCACCGCCACCAGCCGCATACGTTGTCGAGCTAACTGGCGTTGATGAAGCTTTTCCTGTCCCTGCCGCGCCACCCGCGGTGGTGTTGTTTGCCCCGCCGGCACTGCCCGCGCCGCCGCCACCGCCGCCGGCGTTATAAAATCCGCTAAGTGCCCCCGCTCCGCCGTTGTTGCCTAACACAGAACTGAGCGTTTTGCCGGAACTGTTAGCCGCGATGGCATACGAGCCGCCTCCTCCGCCACTGCCGCCATTTCCGGGGTATCTTAAAAACGTTGACGGAGCCCCGCCGCCTGAACCGCCTCCAATCGCCACCAATGGACCAAACTGAGAATAACCGCCGTGGTTTACTGCGCTAGAAGATATCGCTCCGCCCGCGCCTACAACCACGGTATATGTGGTATTCAGCACAATTGTGATTTGCTGATCAATAAACGCGCCAGCGCCGCCGCCACCGCCAGCTAAATCTACCGAGCCTCCGGTGGTGCCGCCATATCCGCCGGGGCCGCCTCCACCAATGACAAGCGCCGTTACGACCAAAGCTCCGTCACGAAGTTCCCACGCATATCCGGTCCATGTGTACAGCCTGTCGTTCTGACGCGACAGTTGACCAACCGTTGGGCTATTTGGAAAACTAAATGGCATAATACATTTCCTTAACTAAAAGTTATAGTGTCGGTGCCGGCTGTGAATGTAAGCACTGTATCTGTACCGGTCCTTTCACTCGTATATGTCAATCCAGCCCCAATTGTTGTTTTTAGATATGATGGAAATCGAATCACAACGATACCAGAACCGCCATTACTGGGAGCGGCGCCATTGACTCCCGGTCCGCCTCCTCCGCCTCCTGTATTTACTCCACCAGCCTGACTTGTAGGCGCTCCTCCATTTCCGCCGCCACCTGAGCCGCCAGTGCCCGCAGTGGCTCCAGAAGCAACGCCGCCGCCACCGCCGCCACAAAATGTAGTGCTAGTAACAGGAATACTGGATGCTCTGCCTGCACCTCCGTTTCCTCCAACGGTTGAGACAGCAGTTGCTCCGGCGCTTCCAGCGCCGCCCCCGCCTCCGCCGCAATTCAAGGAGCTTGAGCCAAAACCGAATCCTCCAGAATTGCCTTGAGACGAAATAAACGCTAATCCTCGCAAACTTGTAATGTTCGATCCGGCACCAGATCCGGCGCGAGCGGCTGTATTATTTGCCAAACCACCGCCAATTGCGCTTAACGATCCAAATAATGATGAGTTACCGTAGTTAGAGGCAGTAGTGCCGCCAGCGCCGCCAGCGCCAATAGTTACTGAATATGCTTTATTCAAAATGACAGCAAATTCAGTGTCTTCAACAAATGCTCCCGCTCCTCCGCCGCCACTACTGTTAGTACTCGCATAAGTTCCGGTTCCGCCGCCGCCCACAACCAAAACTTTAATAACAGAAGTTTGCGTCGTACTCGTGAGATTAAACGGCAGAGAATTGCTAATCGGATTCCCAAAGCCAAAAACACCCGGATTCATAGATCAGCCCCCAGCGCCGTCACATGAGTTGTTTGGGAAACACTAGTTGTTACTCGTATGCTCCACGACGAACTGGGGAGAATCAAGTTGTTGTATGAAGTGCTAACTCTTGTTTGCTGAACCGTAGACGATCCAGTAGCCGCCGCAATTGTTACTTCATCAAATAACCAATAAGTTGTGCCGTCGTACAGAAAGATTCGTACAATGGCAGCAGCACTTGTTGCCGCACATTTAACAACAATTTCTGCAATTCTTGTACCACCAGAACCTCCAGTAAGTAGTGTTCCAACATTAGTAGGTGCTGTGTATGACGAATCAGCAGTAGCAATACTTACTGATCCTATTCTTGGTGTTGCTGCAAAAGCTGGACTTGTTGCCATAATATTCTCCTATTTAAAATTACTCCACATATAAAGATCAACTGCCGCTTGAGCATTATTTATACCACCTATTGGTGGACCAATTTCAACATATAATGAACCGGTCCACTGGTATAATCTACTTGTATCAGTTGCTAGATAGTATGATGATACTGATCCTGTGGCTGGAAATAAGCTTGTAGTAGCATAAGGTAATATAGATAAACTATTAATAGTATAATTGCCACTACTAGAACTAACACTAATACCTGACCCGGCAGATATATTTGTTACTGGTAATAATCCGCTAACACTACTATTAAAATCTGTAATATCAGAAGAAACATGCGTGTGACCGCTAACACTAACACCGGTTCCATTAACGGATAATGATGTAAAATTTCCACTACTACTAGCTATCCATAATCCACTAGCATTATTATATTGTAAAAATTTGCCATCACTAGTACCATTTACAGCAACATTGTGAAGTTCTCCAAGCTCAAAACCGTTTTGTACTTTAATAAAAATTTTACCATTATTTTGCTGTTTAACAATAACATATCCAATAAAAACTAGATGATTTGGAGCTACCGGTTTGTTTCCAGTTCCATAAATCAATGCTCCTGGCGTTGTTGGAGATAGCCAAATTGGATCTCCAGCAGATCCAGCAGAGTTAGTATTTATAGCATTTAAAGTGCCTTCAGTGATAACATATCCAAACTCATTGTTAGCAAGATCTTGTTTTAATAATCCAAGAGTTTTAGAAGAAGAACTTTCACCATTTGCAACAGCAAGTGTAATAGTTGGGTGATCGCCCTGTGCGCCATTGATATAAACAGCTTGGCCTTTAAATAATCCAGAACCAGTTGTATTTTTTACATATGCATTTACTTCTGTTGCAAAATTATCTATCCACTGTAGATCATAATTAGTATCATTAATTTTCTGTAATAGTTGATTAGCTGTACCGCCACTTGGCAATACTGCAACAGCTTTATCTTCATAATAAAGTATACCACTAAGATTATACAACGAACTAGTTGTAGGAGACGGGGCTGATCCAGATGTTAAAATTAGTTTATCAGTATAATTAGTTTCACTGTATAAATTTCTAAATTTTAATGATGATGATCCTATATCATAGGTTTTATTACTCAATGGTATAAAATGACCACTACTGGTAATTTTTATTTTACCAGTTGCAGATTCACTGTAGGCTGTAGAAAATACTAGAGATGTAGGATTAGTTATCTCTGTAAAATCCCCCTCTGCTTCTGCATGAACACTAGCGCCGATCAATCTAGCATCGGCGCTATTTGATTCATTAGAAGCAGCAAAGGATACTCTGCCCAATACATCAGACTGTTGAACATTACTATCCGATGTTTGAAGTGTAAATGATTCAGCCATATTAGACTACAAACCAATTTGTTCCATCAGAAACGAAAGATAATGTTTCATATTGATAATACAAGATTTTAGATGTTGCACCATCTATAGTATCTGTATTATTTCGTGAAACTGTAACTGTACCAGCAGCACTATCTACCTTTTTAACTATTACTAATTTGCCAGTTACTGGGGCTGGTAATTTGACAGTTATTCCGCCAGCACCGCCACTAACAAGATTAATATCAGAAGATATAGTATCATTATTACTAAATGAACTGTCTACACTACGATAGCGTTTAGCTTCAGTAATGCCAGAGTCTTTAACTCTTAGTATATCACTATTTACTTCTACTGTACTATTATCTACATTAAGATCAATAACTAGAGTATCTGTAGACTGACCAGTTGTAACAACGCCCGATCCACCAGTAATAGTAAGAGTATCACCAAGGCTGATTGTTTGATTAGATCCACCATCACCAGCTAATGTAATTGAGCTATTAGCTAGCGAGCTATTGGGAACATTACTTAAACCAAGAGTAATAGTACCAGAACTTGTTATTGGGGAACCGCTATCAATATCAATACCATCAGTACCACTAATAGCAACATATGTTACTGTGCCACCGCCAAGGTCTGTTAAGAAATTTGTCTTAGTTATTTTCTTTAGTTCATCAGCATTACTATCATAAATTAAAATTTGATCACCACTGGCTGGTGTAATAAGTTCAGTTCTAGATGTAATTACTGTTTTAACAACATGAACGCCATTAGCATCACTTTGTAACCCACTGCCAGCAAGTACAGCTACTGAATCTTCATATACTACAATGCCACTACTAGCACCAACGTGGAGTGTTTTAGATTCTGAATTAATACCACCATCGACTAGACCGCTACCAGCAGTTGGATGAGTAGCCATACGATAATAATTACTACCATTATTAGTAAATGTCCAATAATTATTACCTTCATCCCATTGTAATCTAACATTTGGATCATCACCACGCTCAATCTCAATACCAGCATCTGACATTGCAGATCCAGTAACATTTTTATTAAGAAGAATAATATTATCTTCTACTGATAAAACTTCAGTATTGAGTATAACCTGGGAGCCTTGTACTGTTAAGTCTCCATTAATAACTACTCCAGATGAGAATGTGGCAATACCATCGCTTCCCAATGTGAGTAGTCCAGTTTGACTAGCACTACCTATTTTACCGCCATCGCTTAATACTATATTGGGAACACGAAGCTGAGAATTGGCAGCATCTAGAAGAAAATTAGAATTTGATTCTAATACTTGATCACTAGATGTTGGACCAAAAAATACTATGCCAGAAGGATTGCGATCATATGGAAGATATGCCATTGTATTACCTCTTAAATATAAGGATCATTGATTGTGGGCGTGGAGATTGTATTTTCTAATTGCTTCTTAAGTAGATCTAATTGATATCTACGAACATGATCACCGATAAATTCTCTAACCATTCTATTAGCAAATACTGGTTTAGTTTCTGGATTTTCTATAGTATTACCATTAGAATCTATTATAGTTTCTGGACGCTTATAGTTGGAACACAAAGAATCTATAACTATATTGACATCACTATCAGCGATTTCTATAGAGAATATTGCCATTTTAGTCCTCTTTCATTAGTTTATACACTAAATAATATACCAATTTGTATTATCCGAAACTAGAGTTATGGACTGATAATCATATGGGATACTAATAGATGATGATCCATCTATAGTCTGCCCGCCAGTAGTAGAAACTGTTAAATTATTACTTCCATTTTTTCTTTTGATAATTATACGCTTACCACCATTATTAACAGCCGTTGGCATCGTCAAAGTGACATTACCACTAGCAGTATCCACAAAAACAACATCGTCTGTTATTAAGATAGAAACTGAAGAAGTAACATTTCTGTAATTCTCACTATAAGCTCTGGTTTGTACTGAATTATCACCACTAAATTTAATACTTTGACAATAAATTTGTCCACTAGGACTAACGCTAGCAACAACTGAGGATGTATATGTTTCCCATTCTTGTAAATTTCCGGCTTGTGCTGCTGCTCCTTGTACTGTAAAAGCTGTAACTGATGCAGTTTGGTTATAGACATAAGATCCTGTTAACTTACTAACATTAAAAATATCTAAATTTCTATGGTTAACCCAAAAACCATTAGTATAGTTAACTAGTGCATAATTTTGATCTGTTGCATAAATACCAGCAGAACCATTGTTGGCTTTAATATATCCTGCTGTTGGTTCGCCAGAAAAAGATGTGGAATATGATTTTAATCCTAGTTTCCAATTTGGAGATGACTCATTAGTTGAGTACAAAGCTATCATATTGTCATAAGCATTGTCAACGTAAGCATGAAAAAAACATCCTGCACTTGTTCTATAAAATATATTGTCTATTAGTGAGCATGATGATACTTGAGAATTAGAAATATATGATCCAGACAATGTAGCAGAACCATATACTGATAAATCGCCAGCAATAACAGCATCACCACTAACACTTAATATATCAGAAGACCAAGTAAGATCATTAGAACCAATAGCTATACCATTATTCCAATGAGCTATTTGACCATCAGAACCACTGGCAGCAATAGCAGCTTTAGTTTGTACGCTACCATCGGGAAAAGCTATGCCACTATAGTATGGATATAATCCAGAAGCATAACCATTATTGGTTAAGAAAAAAGATCGTTCTGCGGGGTACGAACAAAATACTACAGAGACGCCGTTCAAACTAATTTTTTGTTTACTATTACTACTGTCTAGAATATAGTCTCTAGATAATGTATTACTATTATAAGTACCAACACCTACTTCAAAATTATTACCATTTTCAATAGTATAATATGTACTATTGCCATTGCCTATAGCGTTAGCAAAAGATTGGAAGCTACCAAACGTATCAGCCAAGGTAATGGTGCCAGTACCTTGAGTTGTGCTAGTTTGTTTTACGCGGTCAGCAAGTATAAACATTATGTATCCTATTTAAATAACGAATCTATTATATTTTACACTATCTATAGTTATTACTAACTTAAAGTTTCCCAAGCACTAACCGAATTTGAGTTTGATGATGCGTCTGCTGATCTACCCCTGAATACTAATCCTGTAGTATCTGAACCATAAGCAGTTACTGATCCAGTAAATTGGCTAAAAGCATCAGAATATGGAGTCCATGATGTGCCACCATTTGAACTAGATTCTATACTAAATTTAATAGGTAAATTATTAGGATTTGGATTGTATAATTCTAGATTAAATGTATTTTTCTTAGTGAGTACTGGTGGTAATATATTAGCAGTATTAAAATATGATTCTGTACTCCATTTACTTACTGAATTAGAAGAAGAAGTCATATCTCCACATCTTGTTCTTAAAATTAAATTTGATATTAGTCTTTGTGGAAAAATAGTAATGTCTCCATTTCCAGGTATAACATTACCATACAAATTATACCATGTACTCAATGGATCTTCATTGTATGAATATTCTATAACGGCAAATACATTTATATCATTAGGATTAAAAATTCTAAAAGAAATATAGTTAGCATCATTACCATATTGAACTAATCCAAATACTGGTGCATTCAGATTTGATGAGTTTGTATAAGTTTCATAAGACCATAAACTAACGGAGGGAGAATGAAGATAGGTCGATTCTATTAATCTAGCTCTTAACCGAACTGAATTTAGATTAATTGATAGTCCTCCGTATGGATAAATAATATCTGAACTATTAGCATTAATTGTTACTCCATTGAATGGCTTCCATGTTACACCAAAATCTATACTATATTCAATAGCAGCTAAAACTGTAATATCATTACTATTACCTATTAAAATTCCACCATTAACACCTCCACCAATAAGTGGTGGATTAAGATTTGCACTATTTGGTAAGCTGGCAACATTGGACCAAGAACTAACAGAATTAGAATTAAATGATTTATCACCACATCTTGTTCTAAATACTTTATCAGATGTAGATGAACCATATATTATAGTACTACTATTATTATTAATATTTCCACCGCCATAAAAATACCAATTAGCAATATCAGAGGACTGACTTTCAATAGTAAATTCACAAGGAATAGTATTTAAATTAAAAATATTAAGACTATTATCATTCATACCAATAATCATAGGAGGAATAATATTAGTAGGATTAAAGTAAGTACTAGTAGACCAAGAACTAACAGAATTACTTACTGTTGAAGCATCTCCGCATCGTACTCTGAAGAATTCAGAAGCTGGAATTAATTCATGAATATTAAAACCATTATGAGTTTGATTAGCGGGCAAATAAAACGAACGATATGGCACCCAATTGCCCATAGAAAGAACTTCTACACATACATATACATCAACATCATTAGGATTAAATGTATACAAATATCCTGTATCTGGAAATTCTCCAAAAAAATTCGTTTGATTTAATCGTAAGATCGGAGCATTAAGCGATGTATTATTATAGTATGTTTCTGTAGACCAACTACTTTGTTCTCCATCGGCAAAAGATTTTGCTCTTATTGGATAATCTGATGAATACATGATATATGTAGTTGTTGTGCCGTTTGGGCCAATATCTCCACTAAAATATGTTGTCCAATTACCGTCAATGTATAATTGTACTGTAGTAAATACTGTTTTTTCATTTGGATTAAATACTACAAAATAATTAGTAACATCTATAAGACTAATACCAACTAATGGAGCTTGTAATTCAGGAGGAAGCGTAGTAGACGTTGTTGTAGTAGTTGTAGTTGGTGGAGGGAATGGGGTAGTGAATGTAGTAGAAGTTGTTGTCGTTGGTCCAGGTGTTGTTGTAATAACCTGTAAGCAAATTTCACAAGGATCAAATAAACAAGATGTAATAAGTGAGGATGGCAACCTATCGCAGCACGATATTGTAGTATCTTCACATATGCTTTCTATTTCTAAAATAATTCTATCATTAGTTAAGTTTACTTTTGATAGTATGCTATCTCCAAAAATATTAATATTTTGTATATTAGTTTCATCATTTAAATGTCCAAGATATAGTATTGCTAATGGTCTATCTAAAGTATAGCTTTTGAGTGTAATTTTAATTTTATTATCTAGCTTGATATTGGATACAGAATGTATAGATATAGAAGAAATATTATTAATACTTAATGTAGACGATATTGTTCTAAATTTTTGTCCAGATAAAATATAGATATCCTGGTTATCATGCAAAAATGAGCATGTAACATCGGTATCTCCACTGATTGTTACAGTAAAGTCTTTTGGTAAAACTAAACTACCGCATGGACAAATAGACATTATCGTCTGTTCCTCATAGAATAAATTTTATTATATGTATATTCAGTAACTGTATTAATATTATTCTCTACCTGTACAAATCCATAATTTGGTGCTGGTGTAGTTGTTGGTGGTTCTGTTGTGAATTTACATTGAGTAATATCAATATTAAAAGTATCGCATACTGGTGTAAATCTACTAGCTATATCTTTTGCACATACATTTATAGAATATGTTTTAGCTATTGGTGGATATTTAGTTAAATAAATACGTTTACCATAAATTGCAAAATATTCAGAATCATTACCTTCTAGTGTGAGTTTATATCTTCCACAAGCGTCATTAGAAAGATTGATATCTCCAACATGAATAAATACTTTTGAATCTGTAGAAATATTAGGTTCTAGAGTTGTGGAAGTAACAAGACTAGATTCTTTAAACCATATAGATAGTTGATTAACTCTAATATTTTGAGTGTTACAATTTGATAAATCAAATGTAATATATTTTGTAGAGCCACTAGATATGGCAATTTTTGACGGTTTAGGATATATGGGTATTGGTATAGCATCTGATTGAGGAATTCTTTCATTACCAATATAAACTGGTCTATGGTATAAATAAGGTACACAAGATTCACCATTAATAATTTCTACTAAAGAAGAAGTAAAATCAGTATTAATTACATAATATTGAATGTATAAAAATCCTGAACTGTACGAAGTTAGTGATATAGGATATGGAAATTTATAAATATTATTAGAAAATTCATCCCAAAAGTATGGATTGTCTTCTGTTCCTATCCCAGTATGATAGGAGTTATCTGCTGTTCCATCGAAATTAAGTATTAGACTCATAACTTTATAAAATATTATTCATTATGTAATTAATAGACCATATCCATTTAATACTTCATTTTTAACATCACTGTATACATAATTTGAATCTGTATATCCTTGTTTAGTAATTTTAGTTCTAACTTGAAAGTATTTATAATTTATACCAATATTATAATCTTTACCCATAATATTTGTTGTTATAATTTCATATGGTGGACTAAAATAACCTACAGAATTAAAAAATATAAAAACATCTTCTGGAAGATGATACTGTCTTATTGATTGAATTTGAATAAAATTTTCATCTGGTAGATTAGCATTAATTCCTGGCATATACCAATCTGATATTGCTAATTCACAAATAACATTAATAAATTCATTTGAGCCAAGATATTGACTCCATCTAGGATCACTTCTAGCACCTACATATATTATTGGTATGACTGTATCGTTGTATCTTGGAGGTTCAAAGTTAAGACTATCAGCATTAATTAAAATAGGAATAGAACCGCCGCGTATTCGTGGAATACCATTAATAGTATCTTGAATTTGGAATAAAAATGTATATTGAGGCTGTATAAGAATTAATGGATTTTCAGTTGTAGTTGTTGTAGTAGTAGTTGTAGTAGTATTATTCTCATTAAAAAATTGACTACATCCACCATTATAAATTAATTTTCCATTGCCAGATAAGATAGATACTGGTGCTGATCTTTCTGCACAAAAATCTAATCTTTGAACACTACCAACAACTATTTGATTAACGGAATTAGCATTATCACATGGAGCAAAAGTAACAACAGCGCCATTTTCATCATCTGGTAAAAAAGAGTACGAGGCACATGGATAATTGAGATCTATTGGTGGTAATGTAGTAGAGGTCGTTGTAGTGGTAGTAGTTGTTGTAGTAGGACAAATAGAACCACTATTTGGAATAGTAATATAATTAGAAAAATCTTCTGGCGGTAGAGTAGTAGTAGAAGATGTTGTTGTAGTATAATCAATAAATGGACTAGGGCGAAAATCGCACTTTTTTGGTTTTCCCATGAGTCCATTCCTATTTATTTATTACAACATTCACATGCCGTAGCTTCAGAACTTACCCAAATAGGTCTATATTGATTATTAATTCTAACGGCTATTACATAATCATTTTTAGTAATTTTTAAATATGGATCTCGATTAATAAGAGAAACTGTACCATTATCTCCCCAACTACTATTTTTAGTAGATAATAATCCATTAGTAGGACTATTAGGACTAGTTGGTGGTTCAATACTATCTAAAGCATAGCCCTCAACAAACATAGACGTTACTAGATTTCTAGTAGCAATACCACTATTATTAATAGCTGTAATGTCATTTAGAAAATTAGCAGAATCAACGCTTGTTGCATCACTAAAACATAATGCATTTCTTAGTTTAATGTCTCCATTAACTGTTATTGATGGTCCATATCCTCCAGAATAAACTGGAGTATTGCTATATGGAGTTCCAGAACTTTGTAAGACTAATAAATCATTATAGTCATTACCGGAGAATCTAAATACAAGATCTTGTGATGGAAAGTCATTGCCAGTATTATCTATTACTTCAATGACTCCATTTTTAAGTCCTAAACTATAATAGCTATTAAGACTATCTAAGAATAATTTACCACCGCTTGGCATTGTTAATTGTTTATTAATATCATTTGGCCCAAGAGTTCCATCAAATAATACTTGATTGCCATTACCTAAAATAAATTTGTAATCACCACTAACACTATTTGCTAATCCACTATTACCAATAATAATATTATTGCTGTTGCCTCTGAAAGTATTATTGTAGATGAAAGAACCAATAACAATATTAGCATCTCCACTAGTTAAGCTATTAGCAGAGTGTGCGCCTATAACAATATTTCTATCGCCAGTTGTAAGACCGCTAGATGCTGCTGATCCAATAGCAGTATTATAATGACCGCTAGCAGACAAACTATTCAAAGCATAATAGCCTAAAGCAGTGTTACCACTTGGCTTTACGTTCATTGAACTAACAGCTTTTCTAGACTCTATAGATTTATATCCAGCAAATGTATTATTATAAGAGTCAGTATAAACTGCTCGTCCATCTATTTGATCTAATTTATTAACTACTAAGTCATGAATATTACCACTAGAGTCTAGTAAGGATAATGTATTTATTTGATCAGCATATAGTTTACTAACTCTAGTTGCATAAAGTTGAGGATAATATTCTATTGCTGATACTGCTGGTATAGTTTCTCTAAATGCTACAGAATTTACAGCACCACTAGTACCAATTGTGAGCATAGCATTTGCTACGCCTTTTGATAATAGTCCTATCTTATTATCATCATCAAAACGCATAAATATCGTTTTGCCGGATGATGCATACATATTGAGATCAGCAATACCACTAGTATTGGTATAGATGAGTTCTATACCGTCTTGTAAACAGTTTTGTCCACCTACTAATTGTAATGCGGATTGTGCGCTACCAGAACTTTCAGCAGCGGCACGAATGATAGAATCTGAAGATGATCTTACATTAAGAGTGGTTTTAGGTAATAAATATTCTCCACCGCTAGTAAAGTTGTTTATACCAACAACTCCACCATCGCTAGAATTTTTCATCACAATCAAATTGTTCATAGGATATGATGTATTATCATATGAACTAATTACAAATCGATCAGTAAGTGGACCAGTATAAACTATATTAGAGTCATCAAAATACTTTAACTCAAATCCTCTTAATTTATCTTTATCGCTATTAGTATTATCTTTAACTCGTACTTTGGAACCCGTAAGGAATTTCTGACTAACACTAACTCCACTTTCTAGTGCGGCTACCGTCACGCCATAATCAGATGAACTACCAGAGCTAGCAAGAAAATTAACATGAGATATACCAGCTAATACTCCTGTAGAAGAGTGTGGATTAATAGCTAATATATTGCCTCTGGAAACATAAAGATGATCATCATTAATAAATAATCCATAATTACTAGGATCTGTTGTTAATGATAATCTTCCACTAGTAACAACTCTTTGAGTTTTAAGATGACAGCCACTAGCAATTTCTAAACTAATATTAGATCGCCAGTGAGATTTAGAGTAAGCGTTACTAGTTTCCAAGCTTGAGATAGTGTTATAACCGCTTGGTTTGAACACAAACTCATAATCTCTTAAATAAGATGCTCCACTAGCTTTGACAATAAATCCAGCATTGTCTAGCAACTCGTCTGATAAGTATCCGCTAATAGTAGAAACGCCACTAATTGCTGCTAGATAAATAGTTTTATCGTTATAAATACTAGTATAAATAGTTATAAGATCATTGATATAAGCATGACCACTCACATGAAGGTCTTCAAAGTGTCCACTTAGCCATTTACGATCAGATGATCCTAGACTATAAGCTAGTGTGGTAGATGGATATAAATTAGTATTAGAATAAATACCACTTTTACTATAATCAAAACCAATAGATGTTCCACTAGCAAATATTAAATCATTAGTTAGATAAGCATTATTGAATCTATAATTAGATGATCCAAGATCAAAACCAGAATTATGAGATGGTGTGATATGTCCACTAACTTGTAGTGATCCTTCTGTGTGTAATGATCTTACGCCTATACCTAGTCTTAAAGAATCAAAATCACCATATACTAAAGGATTAAGACCAGAACCTAATGGATTATCACAGATATAATCATTATCAACAGGATGTGAAGCAATAATTAATTTTTTGTTGGTATTGCGATCAACATAATATCCGGCAGCATGACCAATAGCAACATTAAAATGACCAAGTTTATTATTTTGTAAAGTAAAATTACCTATACCAATATTACCACATCCAATAGTGTTTCCACCAAGAGAACTATATCCAGCACCAACATTATCGGTGCCATAAATATTGCAACTAAGCGATATAGATCCAATGGCAGTATTTCTAACACCTTGATAATTAGACTTTAAGGCCGCATATCCTAAAGCAGAATTATCAGTGCTAAAATATCCATCAAGATTAATTTTTTCTAAAGTGTGCTGACCTAATCTTGTGGATCTGGTTTCTGGATTGCCAACATTAAGAGCATTAATCTCTTTGTCGAAAGTTAATAAATGTATAGAATCTATTATGTCTAATAAATTATGTCTGATATCATAAGGAGAGATCTGTCCTACTGAATTATCAGATAGTTCATTGACTATATTTTCTACTAACTGATTCTTACTCAGTATCATGTTTTATAGCCTTTATTTTAGACTAATTTCTAATGAATTTGAATCAAATTTGATATTGTCTCCTGTGTAAACTAATCTTGGATTTTCTAGTTGAGCATACATTAAAAGATTACCAGAACCATAAGTAGCACTATCAAGTATTGCTATTCCAGATACCCATCCCCAATCTGTGAGAGCGGTGCTAAATAAAATTTGAGATGCATTTTTAATAAATCCATTGCCTTCATATGATGTATAGCCTGGATTGGTCTGTGATCCACTAACATCAATAGTGGCTGGAGCATAGAATAGTACATCTGGAAATGTTTTAGAAAAAGTATATTGTTGTGTTACACTATTTGGATCAGCGGCTGTAGCAGCACTTTCTGATAGATATAATGGATAAAAATAACCACTATTATTAACTTCTGTACTATAAACTTGATAAGGAGTTGTAACATCATATCCAACATTATTCCAGGTATTATTGCCAGTAGTTGCTGGAGAGCCAAGATTTACTCTAGAATAATTTGTTGTAACAAAAGTTGCTCCTTTAGTAACTCCAGATGGTAATTCTGGAATAGTGGCTCCAGTATCAGAATCTTTGGGAACACCACTGGTTAAGGCTAGCGCAATCGTTGTGGGCTTTGCAAATGTTGCACCTCTAAATATATGAGAAAGCAAACCAGACTCTAGATAATCCGATAATGCGGCCATATTGATCTCCTAAAAAAATGATCCTAACAATACAATCTATCCTATTATACACAAAAAAGCCACCCTCAACTTAATGAGGATGGCTTAATTGTGATTCAATCTAATTATTTAATCAGAATGAACCTAGAACAACTCGGCGGTTGTCTAGAACGCCAAAGCCAAGCTCTGCCCAGCCATAATAACCAGCCCTTTGCTGACGGTGTAGAGTTGGGTCTTCAAACACCTGTAGCTGCTGCTTAACTGGCATAACAAAGCTGTCGTTGGTTGACTGATCAAGGCCAACAACAAGCTCAACGTCACTAGTCTGAACTTGACCACTAAGCTCGTTAGTGAAGAAGTTCTGGTACTCCTGGCCTTCGCCAAGCTCATCAAGGGCACGGAGATTAACACCGAAGATGCGTGTGATTGGAGCGCCACCTTCTGGTGCAGCATAGATCTCACGACGAGTAACATCGTCAACTTGATCTAGACCCCAATTACGAATATCTTCTAATGCTTCTGGAGAAACATAAAGATCTGTTAATCTACCACGACCAACTGATGCGGAGTTACCGCCTGAGTTACGACGCATAACTGTTTGCATTAGTGAAACTAATCTCTTACTAAATAGACCGGCTGTGGAGTCACCGTCATAAACAAGGATGTTACGGTCAACGCCAGCGGCTAGAAGAGTATGCCATGCATCGTCGTTCATCTTCTTGGTGAAACCGGCTTCCATTACTTGCATAGCACGACCAACAATATCCCATCTGGCTTCGCGGGCATAGCGAAGTAGATAGTCTACTGAAGAAGCAATGCTATATGTTGGGATCATTACATAATCACCCTCAACACTACGCTCTGGAATTCTACCGTGACCAGGATTGGTGTAAGCAATATGCTCACCTTCAAGGCCAGGAGAAACTAGATCAAGAGGAAATTCAGTTGTTGAACCGGCTTCCACGTTGATGGTTTCGAAAATATCACCAAGAATATTACCAACTAGAACACCCTTACGAAGAGGAAGTTCTAGAGCTTTGGCAAACTCACGTTGAGCAGCCATTGCTACATTTACATCGGCATCACCTGACTTGCGTAGGAGAGCGATGAATTCATCACTAGGTCTGTTATTGATAGGCATGTTTAATTCTCCTTTAGATTTTATAGTCAGGGAAGGTTGATTTCGACTTTGGCATAACCATCGGCATCCTTACTACTAAGGAATCTACCGACTTGTAGCACACCAGAACTGCCTGGGCTGTCTGTGCGAAGATTGCCAGCATTAACATGGCAAGCATAAGCAGGATCGCCAGCACTGACAGATGATGTTGTGATACTGTTTGTTACAACGTAACCCTTACGGAGAACTGTAACCTTGCCACCCTTCTGTACCTCATCCTTATGCTGATTGAGATGTGTACGGGTTAGATCTTTGTTAACAACGTCGTTTAGTAGAATGCCTACTGGGCGACTAGCAGCAGTAACAGCAGCATACTTTACAAGGTTTACACCCTGGTCCATAGCTGCGCCAGAACCGGCAGTATCATGCACAACTACGCCACCGCGAGTAGCGGTGCCTTCATTGTAGAAGAAACTGATGTCTGTTTGAAGTTCGTATCTATCTGATTTTAGAGCCATAGTATAGTCTCCTATTTATTTCACTTACTAAATACATTATCGGTTAACCACTGGGCCACACTGGCTCTAGTGGCATTAAGTTCGTCTTCATCTCCAGAAGCGTCAACAAGAGTTGCCTCTGTTGACTTAACGCCATCAAAAAGCTCCTCTGTTACTTCTTCAGCAACAATACTAGCTTTAGGATTTTTGCTTTCATTTTCCTCGTCTTTTTTAACATTCTCTTTAACTTCTACTTTTTGCTCCATCTTTGCCATCTTCTTTTTGTAGACAGCAACGATAGCTTCAAAAGCTGAATCTTCTAGATTATCATAAAGAGCGAGTGATTGTTCGGCTTCGGCATCTTCAAAGCCAGCCTGAATAAGACTAGCTTTTCTCATTGCCATTTTTTCTTTCTTTTTCATCATATGCATTTCGGCTTTTACATCGTTAAGTTCTGCCTCTTTAGCAGCTAGAGCATCCTGTAGATTCTGGATGGTCTGATCTTTTTCTGCAACTGCTTCTGTGAGAGTTTTATTGGTCTGCTCAAAATTTGATAGAGATTGCTGTAATTCTGTTACATTAACCTCTACATTTTCTGTAGCTTGTGTTTCGCTACTGACCTGTTCGGTAGCTACAGCAACAGCTTCGACCTGTTGCTCTACGGTATTTGTATCTGACATATCTTTTTCTCCTTGATTAAGATTACTTGAACTTTGTTCATTTATAGAGAAAGCTTTACTAGCATCAAGAATAACACTTCTTGGATTTGCTGGTTTAGAAACCAAACCTTTGCCAGAAAAAGAAATGTCTCTTAATGATCTGCCAATTTTATAGTCTTCATACTGTCCAGTGCCACCATATGCCCTTAAATGCTTAGTTAAAAATGAAGAATCATCATTTCTTGCTATTACTTTGTGACCACCATCTGGACTAATAAGAGCATAGTCAAAACCGGCAAATAAACATTCCATAGAAACGAACCATTTGCCTTGCTCGATTTCTGCTATAATTTTATTCATTCTTTCTCTATTTTCAGGATTAGTCCAACTATTGTATAGTACAGCTTCGGTTATGATATCAAATTCAGATGGAATATCAGTAGTATCATTAGCTACTGCATTACCATTTCTATCAATAACATAGCTACCAGTGATATGACCTATAATATCGTTTTCATTATGCATGAAATTAAACTGTTTATCTTCTGGTGTTGATCTAGCAGCCCATGTGGCAGCAGTAGAAAATACATCGTCATTTTTATTCCACCCAGTAGACACTAAAACAGATTTAATATAGTATAGATCAAGTTGTTTTGGATTAGCTGTAGATGCTTTAATTTTTTGAACAACATCATGACTTAACTTACAATTGTCAGTAGTAGATAAAACTGCTGGAGAGCAAAAGGCAATAGAAGCCTGTGACTGCACAGAGGCAGCTAGACCGTCTAAGATTTCATATTTAAATACTTTCATTTATATTTTCCTCTCAACATGCTAATACACAAAAAGCTAAAAACTATGTGTATTAGCTAATTTTATATTCAACAAAACATCCAACGATATGCTTACGATAAGAATCAATATTCATATTATTTATCGATATATCTTTAGATTGTAATATATTTTTAAACTCTTGTGGAGTCTTTAAATTCTTAGAAAGAATATTATGTATATTTTCAGCAGTAGCAGTTTCTAGTATTTGTAAATTAGAAAATACATCTAGTTTTAATTGTTCAAGATTATCAAACTCGGCTTTAGTAAGCTGTCTAAGATTTTTCTTATTATTTAGATCTAAATATGCTTTAGTTAATATATCTGAGGTGGTTTCCCAAGAAGACTCGGCCCATATTATTAATTCAGCAACACCTGGAGTAGACTTAGGATTAGCCACCCTTTGCTTTCTAACATTTGTATCTTGGCTTAACGGTGGTCTACCATTAGGTTTAGATTCGGGTTGTTTGGGCTGTGCAGTGGGAGAGGACGGCAAACCAAATCCGCCGCCCTTTGGAGCTAATAGCATATCTTTTGGAACGCTAGTTTTTATACCAACATCTTGTGGTAATATTTTGCCAGTTTGTAAAGCGATTTTTTCCAAGTCTTCTTTGATTTGTGGACGATGATATGGTCCAGCTTTTTGTGGGTTAGATTCATCTTCACGATCAGCAACCTCTCGTTTGAGACGAATTTTCTCAATTTGTGGAATTTCCTTAAATCTCTGTAAAAGCGTCTCTTGACTAATAATATCACGATCAGCAAGTTGTATAAGTAGATTTTTCTCTGCCGCTTCATCTGACAATGACATTTGATCAAACTGTATGTAAGCTTTATATCTAAAACCCATAGCCTGTCTTACAAGCTCAACTTCTTTTTCCCAAAATCTTACTAATTGATCTCGTCCGTATTGTAGTCTTTCAACAAGAGTTTTAAGTGAGATGAAGTTATTGGTAAATCCACCACCATTAGTAGCCATACCTGTTAGTGTTGGAGGAACGCCAAGACCAGCATAGATACTATTTAAAACAGCAGTATATTTTTCTGATCCTAGAAATTTATAAACCTCGCTGCTAGATTCTTTGAATGATAGTTCTGGACCCCATACTAATTCCATTGTGCCACCACCAACATTACTAGCTAAAATATCTCTTAATTTATTAATAGCTGCTTTATTTGGTAAAATCTTATGTTCTAGATTGCCGAGTGTCCATAGTCTAATGTTAGATATAGCTCCATCTAATGCTGATAAATCGGCTAGTCTCATTTTTTCTAGCATAATAACATCATCTAATATTGCATAAATCATTGGATTGGCCCATAATAGCCAATCATCTTTCTTATAATGGAAAACGCTCACACGTTCTGGATCTAGTGGTACATCGCGTTCTCCACGCATGAGGCTTTGTTTAATTGCTACTGGTAAACTTTCAATAAAATCGTTGGGAAGATCTCCAGCTACAAATTTATCAAAAAAAGAATTAGATGTTACAGTATAATTCTGTATGCCCATAAATAGAGATAGATTTCCATTTACAGATTTAACCGTAAGAGGATTGAAGAAATTGTATCTCCAGGGAATTTCGTTTGGTTTAGCGGATGGTATATCAACACGAATATCGCTAGCTAAAGACTTCATATATTGAATAAGTTGGCTATTCATTTTAGCATAGCTACGATAAGTAATAACATTACCACATCGATATAAAGTATTTAAAAATCTTTCGCTTATTTCTTTACCATTCACATTCTTAAACCACTGTTGATAGAATTTTTCAACACTTTTATTAGGATGAATAATCTCTATACCTTGACTACCAAAATCACCCATAAGGTCAATAATATTACGAATAATACCAACTTTATCATATGCATCCATGCACATTTTGATAATGCTACGCTGCTGATTAGGGACCGCCTCATTTGGACGGAAAGCGTAATAATCTCTAGGGGTAAATCCTGGCTTAACAGATCTAGATGGTTCTATGTCTAAAAAGTGACGATAAATATTACCTTGAGATTTTGGCAAGCCAGTATAGTTATCAATATTGTCACTAAGTCTGTCCATAGCACTAGACTTACTATCAAAATTATCGTCTTGCCACGTTATAATATTTTCGTCATTCATATTGTTTTCTCGTTAATCGGATTGGTAATCGGAACGCCTATTAATACACATTTTTCATCTGTTCTGAGAACCAACTAGGACCAGAATATAAATTTTCATCCTCTGCCTTTTCGTCTCTATTTAGACCATGAGCAAAACCACCAAAAAACTTGTATTCTGCCTGCGTTGGTGTACGCTGTAATGTTCTAGCTGCCATGTTAGCCATTAACAATGCAGAATATCTATCTTTTCTAATTTTGTTTTTCTTACCAGTTCCAACTATTACTTCTGGAGTATCCCATCTATCTCTACCATTATTTGTTTGTGTCATTTGTATCATACTTAATTCATCTTTAAG